TGGAGACCCATCAGCTGCTCTTGCATCCAATGTTTATATTGACCAATTAATGATATTCGATAAAAAACTTACTATAGCAAGTGGGCTTGGATCATTGGATAATCTATATAATAATTTTGTTGGAAATATTCCAAGTAGCTTTAAATCAACAAAGTCAACAGACATAACCTTAAAAGACTCAAATGTTATGACTATTGAGCTTTATGAAAGCATCAAGTGTGACTATTTAGTTTCATCTGGAGATATTTATGATGCTTTGGCAAGTGGTGCTTCAACAGAAACATTAACTATTTCATATGTAGCATCTGGAAGCAATCCAACAATATCTAAACAGGCTTATCTTCCAGCAGCAACAGGACAAAAAAGTATATTCCTTGCTGACACATCTAATCTTTATGTTGGAAGCATGAGGGTAAATTCAGCTAATAACACAAATTTAGGAACTATTGCCTCTTTGGATCCTGCACCAACAACTAGAGATATTAAAACAGCAAACAATAGCAATGGAGATATTCCTAAAAAAAGAGATGACAAGGCTTTTACTTCAAAGGTAACACTTGCAGATGCAGCAGGAGTTGAGGTTGGGGATAGAGTTATTAAGGCTAAGTTTTTAGATCCTGGAGCAGTTGTTACTTCTAGATCTGGAAATATTGTAGGTATTAAGTTTGGCACTAAAAATACAGCTTATAAAAAGTCACAGGCTTTTGGGGTAATAAAAACTGTGCCAAAAAATACCACTTTAACATTTGTTGAACCAGCACCAAAAGTTGTAATGTCTGCTAATTTAACTACAGCTGTTGCAAAAACAGAAACTTTATACTTTAGAGATAAACTATACTATGAAAACCAACAAGAAAAAAGTAAGCTAAAAATTACTGGATCTTCTTATATTAAAACTGGAGATAAAATTTTAGTTATAAATTCTACTGCAAATAAGTATTTTTTATACACAGTTGCTTTAAATGCAGAAGAAGCTAGGGCAATTCCATATAGCGTTGCTAAAACTTACAATGTTACTTTTACAAAAGAAACCTTATCTGAAGATAACTTATATACATATGGTACCTCAAAGTATATATATTCGCAAGAGGATAATAATTTAACTTTAATTAATACTTCTACGGCAACCTCAACAGGCAGAGCCTCATTTAAGTTTGCACCACAGTATGCAATAACAGAGTAAAAATGGTATCATAGTGGTATGAATAATATGAAACAAGGCGTACAGGCGGTTGAGTCCACCGCAGAATACGGAATTTATGTTTGGGTCTTACCAAATGGAGAGCCATTTAAGGATGATGATGGCAATACCCTCAATGTTCCTTCAATGAAGCATGACATTAGAAATATGAGCTCTCTTGCAAAAGCAGCAGCATATTGGGGTAAACCAGATGGTGTAGCAAAGTTTATGCCTGGAGTTGGCAGAGTTACTGATACTCAGGCAAGAGAAGATATTGACAGAATGGCTGAGGGTTATACCCCTTACGGAGACACCGACAACTGGAAGGAAATTTTTGCAAATGAGCGAAAGAGTGGAAGATAACGAAGTACCCCAAAGTCATACTATTTGGGGAAGAGACATTGCTATTGATAGTTTACAGAAGAGTGCAGAGATTGTAACCGTTGATGAGTTTAGCCTAGCATCACCAGAACTTTTAAAGTATCGTGGAATTAATCAAAATTTTAAGCGTAATACTAAAAGAAAACTTGAAAAAGCTGCACAGATTGGTGTTTCATCTACAACCTATGCAACACCAGTTAATGGAATTAGCGGTGATGATGCAGAATCAAAGCAACTTGTTTTCCTTCAATATGGTTATGGTCTTTTCGATGTAGTAGAACCACCATATAATCTTATTGCACTTGGCAAAACCTATGAGGTTTCGGCTGCTAACTATGCTGCAATTAATGCAAAAGTAACAAACATTGTTGGTCTAGGCTATGACTTAATCCCATCACTTAAGGTTAAGCAGATGCTAGAAGACCTGTCAGATAACCCAGATAAACTAAATAGATCTAGAAAAAAACTGGAACGTGCAAAGGCAGATGTTTTAGAATGGCTAGATACCAGAAATGATAACGAAACATTTACAGAAACTCTAACAAAAGTTTATCTTGATTATGCAACAACTGGAAATGGTTATTTAGAAATTGGTAGAAAAACAACTGGTGAGATTGGATATATTGGTCATATTCCTGCTGCAACAATGCGTGTTCGCAGACTTCGTGATGGCTTTGTCCAACTTGTTGGCGGTAAGTTTACATTCTTTAAAAACTTTCACGATGAGGATCAATCGGCAGCTCCTATTGGCGTAGACCCACGACCAAATGAAATTATTCACTTTGCTGACTACACACCAACAAACAATTATTATGGTGTTCCAGCTATTGTCCCTGCAAAAAATGCTATGGCAGGTAATGAGTTTGCTTCAAAGTTTAACTTAGAATACTTTGAAAACAAAGCAACACCACGCTATATTTTCTGGATTAAGGGAGCAAAACTTTCCAGAGATGCAGAATCAAAGCTATTTGAGTTCTTCCAGAACAACCTTCGTGGTCAATCTCATAGAACACTTATTGTTCCACTTCCTGGAGATGAAGCAGGTTCTAAGGTTGAAGTTAAGATGGAAGCCGTTGAAAATGGTATTCAAGACGGATCATTTGATAAGTACCGCAAGTCTAATCTTCAAGAAATCCTTATGGCACACCGTGTTCCAATGACAAAAGTTGGTGCAGGTGAAGGTCTTTCCCTTGCTGCTGCTAAAGAAGCAGACAAGAGTTTTAAGGAACAAGTTACTCGTCCAGCACAAGATGCTTTAGAAAAAAGAATTACTGCAATTATCTCTGAAAAGACAGATATGTTTAAGTTTAACTTTAATGAGCTTACTCTTACAGATGAAGATACTCAGTCCAAGATTGACGAGCGTTACCTAAGAATGCAGGTAATTCTTCCTAATGAAGTTAGGTCTAGAATGGGAATGTCTGGTATTCCTGGGGGAGATGAGCCAGTTAAACTAACAGGACAACAGGCTGCAGAGCAAACTGCACAGGCATCTGGAAATAGATTAAGAGACCAACAGCGTCAAAATAATCTAGCAGATGAAGGTCAAACTGGTGCAAGAAATGCACAAGGCGAAGGCAGACAACAACCGTAACAAGAAAAACACTGTATAATTAAAGTGTTATGATTAATTTACAAAAAGCATCGCTTTCTATGAATGGTAATAGCGTCAACTTGACGATGCCTATTTCTAAGATTGATGAAGAAAAGCGTATTGTTTCTGGCTTTGCAACACTTGATAATATTGACAAACAAGGCGATAGGGTGCTTCCAGAAGCATCAGAAAAAGCTTTTGCAAACTTTCGTGGTAATGTAAGATTGATGCACCAACCTATTCCAGCAGGAAAGGTTGTTTCTTTTAGATCAGACACTTTTTTCGACCCAGAAACAAAGAAGCAATATACGGGAGTATTTGTAGATACCTATGTTTCTAAGGGTGCTCAAGACATCTGGGAGATGGTTCTTGATGGTACACTCACTGGTTTTTCAATCGGCGGTGCAATTAAAGAAACAGATACTGAATTAGATGAAGAAACAAACAATACAGTTCGTATCATTAAAGAATATGATTTAGTAGAACTATCACTTGTTGATTCACCTGCTAATCAGTTTGCCAATATCTTTTCTATTCAGAAAACAATCGATGGTGATGTTGTTGACGGAATGTTTTCCAAGTCCAATATCCAAAATGTATTCTGGTGTGAACAAGAAGAAATGGCATACCTTTCAAATGAAGAAAAATATTCATGCTCTTCATGCAGTTCCGATCTTCCACCTATTGGCTGGATTGACGAAATTACAAAAGCAAATGTTGAAGAAGCAATGTCAAAGATAATTGAAATGCACAAAGCAGTTAATCCTGGAACTGTCACAAGTGATGATGTTCCAAAGAAATATCCTAAGCAAAATCCAAGATTTTCAGATATTCAGACTGAAGAAAATCCTAAAAAGAAAAAGAATTATGTTAAAAAAGCAGGAGAATATTCCACTGGAGATTTTGTTCAGTGGGGTTCTTCAGGTGGAACAGCAAGAGGTAAAGTAACAAGAGTAGTAACTAATGGTAAAATTAAAGTACCAAATTCTAGTGTTACAATTACAGGAACACCAGAAGACCCAGCGGTGACTATCAGAGTTTATCAAAAAGATGGAGACTCTTGGAAGCCGTCTGAAACAGTTGTAGGACATAGAATGAGTACACTTAGATCTTGGACAGTTAAAGTCCTTAAGTCTATTGGCGTACAAACAGAAGTTTCTCTACCTAACACAGTAGTGAATGAGGCAAATGACGTAGAGTTAGTTGCCACCCAAATAAATGAAGGAGGTGTTGATATGACTGAAAATAACGAAGTTGCAGAAGACGCTACAGTTGAAGAAATTGTAGAAGTTACAGAAGAAGTTGTGGTTGATGAAATTGTTGAAGCTGAAGAAGCTCCAGCAGAAGAAGAGATTGCAAAGTCTGATGAAGTTGAAGTAACAGAAGATACAGTCGAAACATCCGTAGATACAGAGGGATCTGCAGATGA